TGATCTGCCCCCTTGGTTAAACGCACATCATCCATAAACACAACTTTCGGCTCAGTGGTCACCCCTGCTTTTTGCCACGTACTTACTGCACCACCATAAATAGAGCAGTCATCCCAATAAATAGACGTAGATGCAGATGTGTTTCTGTGTAGTCCCATCTCATAACTTGTGTAACTGGCGTGAGCAGTAAAAGTCCTAGAAACCGATCCCCAACTATTTGATAAAGAAACGCCATTATTCTGTTGACTAGCATCCCACGTACCATCAGCTTTTAAATAGACATTTGCACCACTGTCCTTTAGATACCAATAAAATGATTTCCCAGATGCCTGATTACTATTATGATAAATTGTAAGGGTATAGGACGCACCTGCCGTTAAGGTGATAGTATCCGAATAAACCCCATACCCGCTATTTGAAGCGTCAACATCCATTCTCATGCAATATGTACCAGTTCGATGGTCTACGGCCTCTCTATTTATTGTGGTAGTTCCGGCAATCTGTTCATTCCAATTATTTACATCGGTAGCACTAGCCCAAGACTCCATAGTTCCATTAGTCAATGCTTCTGTAGTGCCTGCATAGGCCGTCCAAGTAGACATAATATCCGCCCCATTAATAATCGGGGCTGCCCCAGTACCATACGCTCCCAGGATTATCGGATAAGTTGCCGTACCAGAACAGCCAACAGTTAGCTGCTCTCTCCATTCATCAGTTTTCTGGAGTAATATTTGAGGACTCTGTGAGGGCGTGCCAGCCAAATAATCAAAGATGCTGTTGTCCCCTCCAGGAGTCCAGTTTACATCTGCAAAATCGTTATAAGGATCGGCTTGACTCCCAACTCCCCCATCTCCAGCATCGACGTCAATATAGATGAGGGGGAAATTTTCCTGGTCTGCGCCTCCGCCAGAATAAAACCCAACGCTTAGAAGAACGATTAAAATTATACCTAGAATCCAGTGTTTTCTCATTGTTTATCCTTAGTTATATTGAGTGCTCTCCATCGTCACGGTCAGCGTATGTGTCCCGACAAGATCTACATCATCAGGAATCATAACATCAATTTGCACTCCCCGTGTTTCCCCGACACCCAATGTCAATCTATCACTAGGGAAAAACGAAATTGTTACTCCTGCCGGTTCGTCCGAGACGGAAAACATTACCTCTCCAGTAAATCCATTTACAGAGGTTACAGAGACATTGTATGCAACCGTCCTGTTGATAGGCGTTATAATATGATCGGGAGATACAGCTGGAGTGAAGTCTGGAGCCAGGGTTATCTCAAGTGTCACCTGTACCGGATGGGTGATTGGAGGCTGTTGCTGCATTAAAATAACAGCCCCTGCTACAGCCAAGAAAATGAAAATAATTGCAAAAATAAGCCACGATTTTTTCAATTTACCCTCCCTGATAACAAAGTATTTCTCATTGCAAATAAAAGATCCCTGGTCTCCTCTTTTAATTTGCATCCATTCAAATAAGAATTAATTTTGTCAATCCTGGTCTCCAGTCCCCTTAGTCTTCGAGGGCTGCCATGATTTTCACCTGCAATCGTATATTGCTCAAAACAAATAATTGATTTTTCCCTGTATATCTTCCTCAGATAGTCGTAATATCTCCTCATCGTCACAACATAAAGTATACTTTTAATATCTGAATCATCTCTGATTATTCTCACTGCACTTACCATTTAGAGCATAATATCCTGAGTTAAGTCCTCCCAATCAGAAGACCCGTTACCGATAAGAGTGATAACCCTGCCTTTAACAATCGGCAGCCATTCCCTGGCTTGCTCCTCGGTCATTTGTTTCATTATCTGAAATCTCCGTTTCATTCTCTCTTTATCAATAGCTTAATATGACGTTTACAAGTGTCAGAGCATTGACTGCATCGTTATTATCAACCTTACTCCATCGGATATGACTTGCACCGTGAACATTTACCTCATAGAAAACCCGGACTATGCTTCCCGTTACTGCCGCAGTATCTGTTTTTATTCTAGCAATGGTAGTATCGGTCAATAACGCCCAATTTGTCCCGCCGTCATACGAAACCTGGAAGTAGAAATCTACTGTTGATGTCGAAGTTCCAGCCGGTGTGAAAATGCAGGTGATCCCGATGGTACTTTGATCACCTAAAGGGATGCTGTGATCTGCAATTCCAACTCCAATAACCTTTTCCGTATCCGCTGCAACGCTGATAGCTGTACTCAAAAAGGACGTATTCCCCGAATAGTCAGCAAACAGCGGTATCACCAAAAGGAGTGCTAATATAATTAATATTTTCTTCATTTCGCTCTCCTTGTTTTCGCTTTTCGCATCATCCTATCTTTCGGAGGAGCTTCAATTTCTCTCGTCTTTACTTCCTCAAAACAATCCCTAAAATCCGATAGCAGATATTCCCCCACATTATCAGGAACCTCTTTTACTTCCCCATCCACAAAATCAACCAAATGTGAATGATATTCCATGAAATTGATTTTTCCCTTAAATCGAAGTTTCATAATTCACCTCACTTTTAGAGTGAAGGAAGGGGGCCGTTTTGCCCGACCCCCGTTCCTATTATCTTTGTGCTCACAGATTCGACTTAAACGTCGTACTCGTAATAATCGATCTGGATGTATGCACCATGAAGAGCAAGGCCGTTTCCTGTCTTTGTCACTTCGAATTGGAGCTGATCTGCTGCTGCACGGATTGCCTGTGCTGCAACCACCGTCATTGCCTGTGGAACTCCGGCGGCAAAAGTTGTCCCCGCTGCACTGTCAGGACCATTGGCAATTGTGGCGATATCATTTGTGATATCCGTCAGAGCAAATTTGTTGTAATTAGTGTCAGCCTTTGCACAGGCCGTATCTGATCCTAGATAGCAAGCATGAATCTTGATCGCACGAGCCAATAGCCAAAGAGGATATTTGATCGCATCAGAATCGATGAGAATATCCCCCAACCTAAAAACCTTTGTTCTTAGTTCTCCACTTAAACTCATTTCATTCTCCTTTAGCTTATCTTATAGCCGAACGCTACAATCGTATCTGTTGATGGATCGTAAAGCCAATCAAAGGTCTTCCAGAATCGGACATTCAGAACATACTGATCCACGTTATTGTCGAAATCTACAGTCAGTCTCCAATTTCCCCAGTTTCCCAAAGTAAAAGCTCTTCGATTTACGGTAGTCAGTTCTGTATAGGTTCCACTATAAACACCTGTAGCATCTAGATCCTGCCTTGTTTTCTCTGAAATGATAACTGGTGAACCATAGAGCTTTCCTACCTCACCCGTCAGAATCGTTGCGGCCGGACCATACTTATCTACGGTCAGCAATTCAGCTAATCCTCTCATTTTGTTGTAGCATACGACTCCTGTAATCCAAGCAACTTCCGAAGGTGTGATCCCATACTTTGCCATCTTTGTAAGCAAGCCTCGAGTCGTATCTTTATCAAACGTACTGAGATCCGCACTCCAGGCATTAGCTAAGGCATGTTTCCTGAGTCCTTTCCATGATTTTCTGTGATCCTTGGTATCGGTTACATCTGAATCCTGGTGAGGTGCAGTCGTATCGCCATTGATAATGACATCCTCTACAGCAAGAGAAGCAGATATAGCGATATTGCTTTTAACAGCAGGAAGAACGGCAACAATCGACTCCTCATCAAGTTCCTCAGACCAAATAGATCGCCCCCTGAGTTTTACTGCTGTAAGGGTTTTTGCTCCAGTTGTAAGTTGTGTCGTGGGGGTCTTGCTTGGTTCGTCACTAAGTGATTCGGGTATTAAATAGAAGGTCATATCTCCCAAATTGGTCGGGAGGGGGAAAACCCTTCTAGGCATCGCAATTTCATTGAATAGTGCCGCAACTCGTGCCTGAAGTCTATATTTCTCAATCAGGTTTGTACTTAAAACCGTAGGAACCCATTCGGAACCCTCCGTGGCCGTAGCTGTATCCATCGCCCTACGCAAGGCCGTATTTGAGCCTCTGAAGTCCTGCCATGTTTTGAGCTTGCGTACATCTGTCCGTAAGAGAGTGGCTATGATATAGGCATCATCCGCCTTTTCTTGGATCTTCCGTTCTACTTCATTCAACTCACAAGATGGACGTTCTATGATATCCTTAATGTTCTTCACATCACTTGTCCTTGAAAAATTATCACTCAATTCAACCTTTCGAACGGGGGGATCATTTTTCTTCTCTTCTTTTGACTCCTCTTTCTTCTCTTCTTTTTTTTCTTCCGGCTTCGTTAACTTTGCTATCTGGCTGGACTGATCCTTCACCGCATTTGTGAGCTCAGAAATTGCATCTTTAAGCTCCTGGGCTTCATCCTTTTTTTTCTCTTCGTCACCCATGTTTTTTTCCTCCGTCTTGAAATTTTTGCAGATAGTCTGCAATTTTCTTTTGAATGGTATTTAGCGCTTTAATAATTTCTATAAGCGCCTGTATTAAATCGGGCATTATGCCCTGTTGTGCTGGCTTTTCCGGTTCCTTAGATTTCTCTTCTTTCGGCTTGGGATATATAACGCTCGTTCTCTTGTCCTCTGCTATCTTCCCTATATCAGCATCTGTCAATACTTCTTCTGCCAATTCTCCTGGTAGCTTCTCTTCCTTCTTCGGTAAACTTCCAGTAAATTCTTTTGTGATCAAACCCTTGTGAAAAGCATCATCTATTGCTTCTTGGTTTGCAGGAATGATCACGCTTGAATATTCCAGAAGCTCCGATTCTTTGTAATCATATCCCTGTAAATTATCTTCCTTATCCTTCATGGTTTCGGTTACCCTGGGGATAAATCCAATCGACCATCCCAAGAGCTTCATCTTATGCAAAGCGAAATGATCGCCGGATAAATCTTTCAATCCCTGGCTCATTTCTTCATCACCTGGATCAAAAAATTTAGTACCGGCATAAAGTGACTTGCCTTCCTTTTTGAATCCTATGCCTTCTGCAATAACGGGAACAGGGTTGCCTCCGTAATAATTATGATCGGCAAGAACTCCGGGTTTCTTCTTGAACCTTTTCAGGTCAATCCCATCGATCCGCACAATATCTCCCATCCGGTCTTTAACTTCCTTTGAGATGGTATGCCAAATGATCCGATTCTTTTCGTCAACGGATTTTATTTCGAGATCACTTGCCTCTAACGCTTTTATTTTTTTCTCATCCATCGTTAAACCTCCCCTACTTCTGGGAATGTAGTACATAGACAATTACATACATTTTTAGGACTTGCCGCCGGATCACCTGGATATTGGAGTTCTTCTCCCATGACTATAAACAATTCATTAAGCCCTACTATCTGGCCATCGGCTGCCATGTGTTCATCTCTTGATTCAGGTGCAAAAGCAGATAGCCAGCCTTTCTTTTCCACAAATTCAGATTGCTTATATCCTTCTATTTGCCCCCAATTCTCAACCTTTGCTGTCTCTGTCCTTGCCCAAAGCCTTGATCGCCATGTCGAGAATTCATCTACCTGATGTGTGATTAACTGAGTGAATTCCTCAACCGTCCAGCTTTCTTTTATCGCCCGTTGCAAAGTCCGATAGATAATATCGATCAGCGTTTCATTGACCGCTGTCCCGGAGTTAAATACCATGACCTGTAATAATTCTTCGATCTCCGGTGTCAGAATAAACTCATCGCCTTGCTTGAAAATACTTTTCATCTCAATGTCGTATAAAAATCCCCTGGATGTTACCTTTCCGGCTTCTCCGGCTGTTGTGAACATTTCTCTATACCAGGGGGTAAAGACTTTCTCGTATTTTTCCGTCTCCTCCCCGATCTCGATCAGCTTTGTCGGAGCAACGGACTCTAGGCTATCAATGTCCTTTAACCGTTCCCCGATCTCCTTTGCCTGTCTTTTCATATATTTGACAGCCATTGGGATATAAGTTTTTTCTTTTGCCTCAACCCGTTTTACAAAATTTTCCCAGAGGATCTTCTTCCGTCCGCCCTCTTCCCAATATGATTGTTTTTTCCCCTTATACTCAGGAAGTGATTTAACGGCCTTTCCCGTATCTGTTCCTACGGGAACCATCCCAAGTCGCATGAAATATTGGTCCCCCTCTGCATATGACTCTTCATTATACATATCACGCCTGATTTGATTCGGGGTTTTAATCCCATGCTCAACTAGAATCTGTACTACCTCCGCCTTCATTCTTTCATCTGCTTGTAAGACTTTGATGTTTGAATAATCAAACTCAAACCAATATGAATCATCAAAATGAGGGGCAAGATTCAAGGTCAGCTTATCGGCGATTAAATCCAACATAGGCATAACACAGTCTTCCCAAAACTTCTTACTCTGCACTTCCATGTTGGAATAATTCGCATACTCCAAGAGTCCGACAATCGAAGGGGGAACACTTCCAGGGAGGCAGGCCAACATCTCCTCCCGGTTCATCTTCCTCATCTCGATGTACGAGGCATCCTTAGGAGTTTTGCCGACTTCTACGATATCTGAATCACCGTAGAGATACGGCATCTTCCCTGCGTTTTTAGTTCCCTTATACAGTGAGTCCCATCGCTTACTAAAGGTTTTCTCCTGCTCGGGTGTCAATTTTCCCGGGAACTTGAATAGATATGGAGGCACGGCATTATTCTCGAAAAACTTTTTATTGTATGTGACCGCATTAAACTCAAGAATTGCCGTGTTTTTCGCAGGCTGCATCGCTCCCATTCCCCGAAAATAAGAGTCAGGATTCGGCATCTTGAAATGAATGATCTCGGATGGATCAAGCTTCTTAGGTTTACCCGTTTGACTCGAGCTAAATTCATAGTATTCGATGAACTTCTTAGGGTGATCTTTTATTTGAATCTGTTCCGGTTTTATCCACCATATCTCAACCGGAGGGTTTTGCTTGCTAATAACTACGCTCGGATATTCAAGCTCTTGAGTGCCGACAAGATTCCAGAAATGGTTCCCGACTATCGACATATTAAGGATGCTCGTTTGAAGTAATTCCCTGTAGGACAGGAAGTCATTAGGCCGCTTCAAAAGCATGTTGATATCTTTCCCGATAACCTCTTTCTGATCCTCTCCAACGGTTTGATATATCTTGAGTTTCGGTTTCGGAGCTGCAATCGCCAGGGCCATCGCTCCAGCATAGAGCCAGGGAAGAGCATTAAAAGAATCAACGAAATCTTTGTAATCAGAAATCTTTCCCGGCTCTGCATACTTTGAGGGATCATTCTCAATTTCAGTTGTCATGAATCCGGCCATCTTCTGTACAGGTTTCTCATAACCCATCTTTGCCAGTTGTCGCTCAAGATATTTATTTAATAG